ATGCAAGTGATTGTTGAAGGTGCAAAGGATGCCAGAATTGAACACTTGGAAGATCTAGTGTTTGAAAAAGGAACACGGGGTATTCGTGAAGCTGTGGACATCATGCGACATGCAGCCGAAAACACTAGAGAAACTACCACTGTCAAGTGGGATGGAAAACCTGCTATTATATTTGGACGCAAGCCCGACGGCACATTTGTTCTCACTGACAAAAGTGGATTCAGTGCCAAAGGATATGATGGGTTAGCAACATCGTTGAATCATATTCAACAAATAATGGCCATGCGCAAAGGTGATAGAACTGAATTAATAGCTATCTATCAAAAGTTATTTCCGTTGTTGCGAGCTGCCACTCCTGAAAACATGCGCGGCTATGTGCAAGGCGATCTGTTGTATACCAACACGCCACCTGAAGTCTCCGGCGCATATGTGTTTCAACCAAACTTTGTCGAGTACAAAATACCTGCTGGCAGCAAGCTAGGACAGCGTATTGCTGCCAGCGAAGTTGGGGTTGCAATTCATACCAGATACAAAGATCCCGACAGTGCGCCCACTGCAATTAAAAATATTACACTTGATCCGGTTGCTGGACTGTTGTTGATTGAACCCAGCGTCAAAGACATTCGAAATATCGAACTCAATGCAGCATTGGTTAAACAACTGAGTCAAATTATTTCTGTTCACGGCAAAGACATTGATGGATTGTTCAGTCCTGCTGACCTGCGCGCCGCCGGTATCACCGACTTGCCACAGCTATGCAAACGCTATATCAATTCCAGAATTACCAGCAACTACGACAACTTGCTAAACGGCTTTGGTGATTGGCTACAATCCAATGTAACACCCCGCAAATTCAACAATATTGTTGAGTATTTGCAAAGCCCACGATCCAACACAGATGGCATCACCGCAGCATTTGCAGCGTTCATGTTACTGCACGACATCAAAACTGATATGCTGACGCAGTTGGATCGTCAGCAGCCTGGACAAGAAGGATGGGTGCTGGCGACTCCAGCAGGCCGTGCCAAATTGGTGAATAGATTTGGATTCAGTGCAGGAAACCGTGCGCTAAACAACCCAGAACAAGCAGCCTAATTGGTAATTTTTCTCCAAATACATAAATAAAAGTAGGTCAACCAAGACCACATACTTTAGGAGAATTTAAAATGGCAAACATCACAACCCCGACGAATGGCACATATCAACCAGTATCCAACATGGACACTGGCACAACAGCAACTTCACCAGGCGCTGGCTGGCCAACACCTTTAAACGGTTTCACTTCGGGTGCATCCGTTAACCTGGCTGGCCCAAAGTTAGACTTTGGTACTATCGCAATCACTGGCGAAAACCCACTGACAGCAGCTCACTTGAATTTAATTATTCAAACAGTTCAAACCAAAGCTACCATTGCTATCTATGAAGTAACCAACACAACCAACTCAACTGTTGCTTTGGCTATCTACCCAACAGGCGCATGGGATTTCACTGACGGTGGCGACTTAGACGTTGCAATCACTGCCGCTGTTGGTGCATGTACTACATCTGCTTCAGCAACATTCACAAACTAATCAAGCAGTTTTTGATACAAAAACCCTGGATTAAAACCCAGGGTTTTCTTTTGGCGTTAAATACTTCATTATGATGGTGAGCAAGATTACCGAGGTGACAATATTTGAAAGTCCAGATGGTGGCCGGACAGTGTATGCACGCCAACCTGGTGCGCAGAATCGATCACTGCATTACCAAGATCCCAAACTAAAACAAGAACTGGATGAGCTAGAACACAAGCGCCGCTGGGCAGAAATATTTGAATTTCGTCACAACAATATAGCGCTCAACGAACTGTGCAGCAAAGTTGAAGTTCTATATGAATTGAGTAAGCAGCACAAATGAAATATGCAGTACAAACTTTTTTTGACATAACAGCCACTGGAATTACAGGACATTTTAAACCTTCGAGAATCCCGTTTCGAGACAATGCAGGCAATATGATAACAAATGCCGAGTCCTGGAACCGCGCACGAAACCAACAACGTAACTGGGAAACCGTAACACAAATTCTTGGACTGAGAACTCAACTGTTTCGTCTGCAAGAACCCATAGTCGACACATCACGCAGTGCATGGATGTTTGAGTTTGAAACAGAGTCTGACCACATATATGGCAATGACTCTGATCCAACCAGCATACTAAGGGCCGATGCCGACGGTGTTCCCATGCTGACCGGCCTAGACAACAAGGCCGAATTAGTACCTATTATTATAACCGAAGGACCTGCTCAGAATATTTGGTTTGTTCCGATCTCCATAAATAGATCAACGGAGACTTAAATGGTTGATACTACCAATATTGAAAAGAAAAGTTTAGAAGCACATGTGGAACTGTGTGCGGAACGCTACAGTGCGTTGGAATCAAGATTGGATAATGTAGATTCTAAAATTTCTCAGCTTGAAAAAATCATTTGTGAAGTGCGCGACATGGTACAGTCCATGGCCGAAAAACGCAATGATCAATTGATCAACTGGGGCATTGGCACGATTGGCACACTGGTTGGTGCCGTTGGCTATCTTATTACACAATACGTCATCAAATGACCCTAGACACCCAATTTGAACGCTTGTTTAAAACTGAGTTTGCTGCACTACAGTCCAACAGTCTTTGGAAAAATGACAATGGTGAATACGAAGTATTCGGGCGTTATCGTATTGTCAAAGAACCAGCAGGCTATAGAGTATACTGTTCTCTAACTGAAGTTGGGCTTTTCTACAGCACAAGAACTGCATTGAGCTGGTGCATTGCCGACAAGTCGTCACGGTACAACACAGCCAGAGATATCTTACAGCTGGACAATAATCTACATTTTTTAACTGTTGATATTAACACAAGAGCAACCCTGGGTGATCGAGCAAAAACTGCTGATCAGCACGAAATCATACTGACCAAGCTGGAAAGTAAAATCATACAAAAAAAAGAGATAGAAAATAGGTTAGACATTTGTGTCAACTGGGCTAAATATTACCAACAACAAGGATTCGACAATGAAACTGCAAGACTTGGCCGTGCTGCCACAAACAAAACAAATCGCTAAAGTATTCGAAAGTTACTTTGGTAACACTATTACCTTTGAATCAATTTCCAAGCGTCATGCACATGCAATGTTGGGTCGTGTTCGGGGCTTGATAAGCGAGCACCGTGCTACCACTTCCTATCATGGCAGTGAAAAAAGTCCAGCTTATTTGAAATTGGTAATGATGGAACAAGTGCTGACCAAGAAACTTCGTGAAGAATTTCCTGGCACAACCACCGGCGGTGTTACTACCGGTGCTGCCGGCACCCCGGGCGCTGCAAATCCTGATGCTGCTAAACAGGCCGCAGCAGTAATTGCCACTACCAAAGATCCTAAGATGAAGCAGGCTTTAGAACGAGCTGCCAAAGGACAAAACTTAACTCTAGATGATCAGAAATTAGTAGCCAGTGCAGCATTGGCCAAGATGGAAAACCGTCGTAGAACTGGCCGTCGTCTGAGCGAAAGCGAAGTTCAACAAGCTCAAGTTATTTTGGCAAGTCAAGACATGGTTGACCAAGTACAGAAGATGATCGAACAAGTTACTTCTTTACAGTTCAAAGATTTGCCTGCGTTGGTGGATCAGATTCGCAATGAAATTGGGTACGAGCAAGCAACCAAATTCAATGCCGATGCAACTGCTGCATTAGGTGGCATGGTTCAAAATCTACAGGGCTCCAAAACACAATTAGAAGCTGCAATGGGCACAGTTACTGGTCAAGCTCCGGTGATCCCAGGCGCTGCTGCTGCTGAATTACCGGTGGACCCAATGGCTGACCCAATGGCTGCTGCACCAACAGATGAGTTAGACATTGATGCCGATATCGACATTGATGCCGAGGAGCCAGCACCCGCTGGCCTGGGTCGTGATCGTAGATAATGCGTTTACGAGAGTTTGCTGAGCCCAAAGCCGATGCCCAAAAACTTGCGGCATTGGCCACCTTTCTCAGCGACCGAGCCAATGACGAAGCAGCCGCAAAACAAATTAGTAAAAATACATTCATTGAGCTTGCTCGCTCTGTGGGTGTCAATGTAAACGACACCAACCTCAATGACATGGTTGCAGCTGAGCCACTCAGCAACATCCTTAACCCAGTTGATCCCGGCTCTGACATACTCAGTTTCAAAGGCGACACCGAAGCTGCTACCGGCATGAGTGTTGACCAAGCTCAAGAAGTGGTCAACAGCAATGCCAAGTCGGCAATGAAACGTCGCCAGTAAACACATCCAAATTCGTCGTATACTCAAAAGACTAGTAAATACACCGAGAGTGTAGTATACTATACACACAGCTAGAATTATCACAATGGCTGTAAATTTAACATAACAGGAATTTTCAAATGGCATTAGGTAAAGTAAAATGGTTTAATGAGACCAAAGGTTTTGGGTTTATTACTCCAGACGCAGGCGGCGAAGAATTGTTCGCACATTATACAGCAATTCAAACAGATGGATTCAAAGTCCTCAAAGAAAATCAGCGTGTAACGTATGATGTAGTCCAAGGACAAAAAGGCCTGCAAGCAGCTAACATTGTGCCACAGTAAATCACAATAAAGCCGGTTAACCCGGCTTTGTTGTCAAAGTTTAAAACAAATAACAACATATGGCATATTCAGAAAAAGTAGTTGATCATTATGAAAATCCCAGGAACGTCGGATCTTTTGATAAGAGTGATATTGACATCGGCACTGGTATGGTTGGCGCACCTGCTTGCGGCGACGTGATGAAGTTGCAAATCAAGGTCGCAGATGGAATCATCACCGATGCACGATTCAAAACATACGGCTGCGGATCAGCAATTGCATCAAGTTCTTTAATTACAGAGATGGTCAAGGGCATGACTCTGGATCAAGCAGGCGCCATTAAAAATTCGGAAATTGCTGAAGAACTGGCTTTGCCTCCAGTTAAAATCCATTGCAGCATCTTGGCCGAAGATGCTATCAAAGCAGCAGTAGCTGACTATCGAATCAAACACCAGTGAAGATACAACACGACACATTTGATGTGCTGGATGTTTATGCACGACATTTAAAAGCACTCACTCCGACAGATCGTTACACACGATTTGGTCACACAATCACTGACTACAGCATAGATCAATTGATCTTGAAAGTGCTGTACAACAAGCCGCATAACCATTTGTTTACTGCCTGTTACAACGGTGCTATTGTGGGATTTGGACATGTGGCTTCCGAAGGCAACGACTGGGAGTTGGCCGTAAGCGTGGAACAAGAATACCAAGGCAAAGGAGTCGCCGGCGATCTGATTCAGTTCATGATCGACTGGGGCAAGGTGCATGGCATTCACAGTGTGTACATGCATTGTATCAATGACAACAAAAAAATTCAGCACCTGGCGCGCAAGCATGGTTTGAGATTGATTGAGCGATCTGGAACAGAACTGACAGCATGCGTTGAGTTACCCGATGCCACTCCTGC